CTGCGAACACTGGTCAACCTGAAGTCGGCAGTGAATAAAACAATGGAAGTAAGTAGGGGTAAGTAATGGCAACACAAGAGGAAGTACAAGCATTGTTAGGTGGCGTAGCTTCAGCAGGAACTACTCAAGGTATGAATATTGAACTTGAGGGTCTTAAAAAAGTTAAAAAAGCTAAAACACCTTTAACTTTTGAAGAATTACAAAAAATTTATGAAACAGGTGGAGTTATACCTGAAGACAAACAACTGCCTGATCTTACTTACGACCAAGCTAAAATACTTCCTGCAGGTTTAGCTACTGGTGTTGCTATGACTTCACAGATGGATGTTATAAAAGAAACTGCAGGATTTGGTACTGGTGCAGGTGGAACTGATGGTGGTAGTGGTGATGGTAAAGATCAATCAGATGGTGAAGTTGATGACGATGTAGAGTTTAATTGTCCTGAGGGGTATCAATATAGTTCCTCTACTAAAAGCTGTATTCCTATTGATACTTCGGATAGAAGAGAAAATAACCGAGCTACACAAGCATTTTTAAGTCAAGTAAAAGATAATCATCACACATTCTTAAAAAACATTATATCCTCACCAGATTGGGATGGTACTTTTGATTGGGTTAAAAATAATAAAAAAACAGCAGGAACAAGTTTTGCAGCTAAGAACTTTAGTTTTTTATATGATGATCAAATATTAGAGGAGCTGTATAATGAAAATAACTATGGATTACCAGTAAATATAGCAGGTCCTGTATCTAAACCTACTTCTACAACTGTTGAAAATTTACCAGAACCACAACTAGCTCCTGAAGATAAAGGGCAACCCTCTGATATTTTTATATCACCACCACAGGTAGCTCCTGAAGATAGAGGAGAACCTTCTACTACTTTTACACCACCATCACAGGCAGGTATAAAAGCAAAGTACCTTTCTATACCTGAAGTGGATACTCCACCACCATCAACACCACAGGTAGCTCCTGAAGATAGAGGAGAACCTTCCACTACTTCTAGACCACAGATAGCTCCTGAAGATAGAGGAGAACCTTCTGATGATTTTAGTTCTAATATTTCAGGAAACGTGTTTGGAAGAAGAGCTTTTCAGGAAGGTGGTGAAATACAGGGTATGATGCCTATGCCACAACAACCGATGCAACAAGAAGCACCACCTGCTCAGTTACCTATGCCATCAGGACAACCTGCAGGATTCATACAAGATCCTAATGCTGCACCTGCTCCTGCTACACCAGAAGAAGCTATGCAGGGTGAAGGTAGAGAAGATGATGTAAAAGGTAAACTTCCTGAAGGTACGTTTGTAATTAACGCTATGGCTGTTCAATTAGCAGGGATAGACAGATTAAATAGTATGGTAGAAAAAGCATACAAAACACTTGCAGAAACTATGAGAGAAAAGAATGTTGATGAACCTTTAGTTAAACAACTTTTAACAAGATCTCAAGATATGTCAGGTGTACAAGTAGATGTTGCTGTATCTAATGGTGAATATATAGTGCCACCAGAAATTGTTCCAATTATAGGAGAGGACAAGTTGCGTAAAATAAATGAAAGAGGTTTACGTAAGCTTGAGGAAAAAGGTACACCAGAACCTGAACAACAAATGAAAGATGGTGGATCTGTACAAAAGTTATCTAGAGGTGGTTTTGTTGAATTACAAGATGGTGGTTTTCCAAGCACAATAAGTAGTGGTTTTATATATGAAGATAAAAGAGGTAATACCATTGCTACAAAAGATACTCGTGATGCTCTTGAAAGAGGTGAAGACGTTAAAAGAATATTTATGGGTCAACCCCCTGTACAAACAAAACAAAGAAGAACTGAACCTATAGACAAGAGAGGTCCTGAAGATAAAGGAGAACCTACAACAACTACTTCTACAAAAAGAGTACAAGCTCCTGTTCAGAATCAAATACTAAAAGGTTCTGAAGGTATGATGAAAGAATACTACGAAGGACTAGATAATCAACAAACAAGTTCTAAAGATTCTTTTATACCGACAGAAAGTGTTGTTTCTCAAGAACCTAGTGAAAGAAAAGACATTGGTCTAATAAATCAAAGAATAGCTCCTGAAGACATGGGAGAACCTACAACAACTACTTCTACAAAAAGGGTACAAACTTCTTTACCTAAATCAACAGAGGGAAGTCTAAATGCAGCACAAAGATCTTCTCAACAAATCTCTTTTTTACAACAAGAGATGGATAAAAATCAAGCCTTACTAAATGAAACAATTACATTAAAAAATCTACTTGAAGAAAAAAAGAAATTAGAAGCAGAATTACCCAAAGCTACAGTTAAAGATAAAATACTTTTACGCTTAGATGAAATAAAAAATGCTCTTTCACTTACTTATGATAACTATGCAGCACAAGCAAAAGAATTAATACCTTCACCGGGATTTATAGATAAGTTAAATCCTGAAGTACAAGCTTTTCTTAACAAAACAAAATATGAACTTCAAGAAGCTTATGGAGATATTGCTCCTGAAGATTTAGGTAATCCACCTTCTGTAAAATTTGAACCTATTAAGTCTTTAATGAAGTCTGTTAAAAACTCTAAATTAATGAAAGCAATAGAGAATCATAAAAATTTCGCACAACAAAGATCACAGGCACACGCAGATAAATATAATGAATTAGAAAGACAAGCAAGATTAGTTGATCCAACTATAACTGCACCTGACGGACCAGAAAAAGTTTATGAACCTACAAAAACATTTAGTAGAACAGAAACAAGAAAACGTAAACCTTTTTCTTTTTTACCTAGTCCTTCAGATTTTTTAGGTTTTGGAGAATACACAGATTATTTATTAGATAAAGTTGTTCCTTTAAAAAAAGGTGTAGATGTAATATCTTTACCTGATGGCACTGCGTTTCCTGTAGATATGGCAGGTAAAGTTATGCCGGGTTTTGTTAATAAAATGAAAGATATGATAAGTCCAGATATAGATTATGGTGTTCAAGGACAACCAAATGCACTTTTATCTTATTTAAGAAATTCACAACCAAACAGATATCCTACAATAGATGAAGTACGACAGGCTTGGCAAGAATACTATGCAGAAAACGTAACACCAGTTGTGCCTGAAGGAACAACTCAAAGACAATTTAGAGATTTCTCACCACAAGAACCTGTTACTAAGAAAAAAATAAATCCTGCAGGTGTTGGTGTAAGACGACCTAAAGATATGTCAAGTGCTGAGTTACAAGGTCTTACAGCTTCTAATGAAGAATTTGATAATCTTACAGGTAAATCTTTTTCAAATATTCCTAATGAAGTGGAAGCAGTGTACAACGAAGCTACTCAAAAATATACTTTTCTACCGAAAGGTAGTTCTTATACTTTGGGTGAATTAAATGAACCTACTTCTCTTAGTGGGGATGAAAGATTTGATAGCATACCAAAAGATTCTTTTGTGACACAACCTGTACAACAACCTACAGACAATCAAGAACCTCTACTTGAAGGTCAAGAAGAATTTGATGATTACTATAATGATTATAAAGATTTATTTAATCTATCAAAAGCAGAACAACCTTCAAAACTTTCTTTCATACCTACAGCTTTAGCAGACACAGCTTCAGCATCGACTCTTTATGATCCAGATTACAAGATAATGCCTAACGAAAAAATTAGACCTGATAAAAATTTAAACGTAGGTAAATTTATTTCACTGGTTATTTCATTAGGTAAAGCAGAAAATACAACTGGAGATAAATATGCTACAAGCTATAATAACACAGCAGGTGGGTTTTTTCAATTATCATATCAATTTTTTGCTCCTCAAGAATTACTTGATGAAATAGCACCAGACATAAAACAAAAAGAATTTAGAAAAATACCTAATGTAAGAAGAGCAGAATCAAAAGAAGAATTTTATTCTTTAACATATCAAAGAAGAATGGCTATGGCTATTTTACAAGATTACTTAATTGATTTTAAAGGAGATCCTGTAAAAGCAATTGTAGCATATAATGCAGGATACGATAGAGCAAAATATTTAGGACCTACTAATGATTTTAATGATTTTAAACAAAAAACATATCAAGATAAATTAAATCAATTTAAAAGATTAGACGTATCAAATCCAGAAGTAAAAGCAAAACAAGCTTCTGAAATAATAACAAGAGATGCAGTAAGATTAGTTAATCTTTTATTTCCTAATATGCAAGTAGGTAAAGATTTAAAAACACAATTGAAAGGTCAAGAAAGTGCCATACAATTACCTGTGTCAAAACCTAAAAAAATGACAAACGGTGGTTTTGTATAAAATTCTTGACAAAGCTTAAATACATGATATAATATATATTAAGGAATACTATATGCAGCTACTCCATCTTTATGATGACCCTGCAGTAAGTATCTTCAATACCAATAGAGCTACTCGCAAGACCCTACTGGAGGTAATATGACAGATCAGCCAAACAATGAAGAAACTTCGACACCCACCCCTTACAAAGGGCAGTATCGAAAAGATGTATACGAAGACGATCCAAAGAACGCAGATGAAATTGAAGACCCTGTAAAAACAGCTACTCCAAAAAATCTAATGGGTTCAGAAAAGGAAGTAAACTACAAAAAGCGTTATGATGATTTAAAACGTCATTATGATCACAAATTAAATGAATGGAGAACTAAAGAGCAAACTTTAATGGCAGAAAAGAAGTTAGGTAACACGAAGCTTCCAAAAACTCCAGAAGAGTTAGATGACTTTAGAAAAAAATATCCAGACGTTTATGATGTAGTTCAATCTATTTCAACACTTAACGCAGAAAACAAAGTGAAAGAAATAGAAGGAAGGTTAGAAGAGTTAACGGAAAAAGAACAAGATGCAATAGTTCGCACTGCTGAACAAGAGCTTCTTGCTATTCATCCAGACTTTACAGAGCTAAGAGGAAGTGAAGACTTTCAACAATGGCTTGAAGATCAACCCCCTAGCATTTCCGATGGTCTATACAAAAACAACACAGATTCTCGTTGGGCATCTCGTGTTATTGATTTATATAAAGCTGATCGTGGAACACGTAAAAGAAAGACATCTTCAAAATCTGCTGCTCAATCTGTAACAAAAACAAGTCGTACAGATGCACCTAGTAGAAAAGAAGATAGACTTTGGACACGTGATGAAATTGCTAAACTGAAGCCACATGAATTTGCTAAGTTAGAAGAGGAAATTGATAAGGCAGCACGTGAAGGCAGAATAACTTAAACTTTTAACTAAATTAGGGAGAATCGTTGATGGCATTTACATCAGCAGCAGGTTACGCAAACTTACCTAATGGTAATTTCGTACCTCAAATATTTAGCCAAAAAGTTCTCAAGTTCTTCCGTAGAGCTTCCGTAGTTGAAGATATTACGAATACTGATTATTCAGGGGAAATTGAAAACTTTGGCGACACAGTCAAGATAATTAAAGAACCACAAATTTCTGTGAGAAGTTACACTCGTGGAACTGCTGTAGCAACTGAAGATCTATTAGATGAGCAGATTACTATGACAGTTGATCAAGGTAACTACTTTGCATTTAAAGTGGATGACGTTGAAGAAAGACACAGTCATATTAACTTTGAAGCATTAGCAACTTCTTCAGGTGCTTATGCTCTTAAAAGAAAGTATGATGCAAACATTCTTGAAAGCATGACAACTGGTGCAGGAATTGCAGGTAACGCTACAGACGAAGCAACAGGAGCTACTGTAACAAACAGTTCTCTTGGTACTCACAGTTCACCAATCCAAGTATCAGCTTCAGGTGACACAGGTCCAGACGCTGCGTTAAACTTGATTGCTTTAATGGGTAGACTACTAGACGAAAACAACGTACCTGAAGATGGTCGTTGGTTTGTAGCTCCACCTTTCTTTTATGAAGCTCTTGCGAAAGCAGACTCTAAGCTTATCCAAGTACAGATCACAGGAGATCAACAGTCTATTGTGAGAAACGGAAGAGTTTTAGATGGTCTTTTACATGGTATGAGATTATATAAAACTAACTCATTTGATGATTCCACAACAGGAACAGATGTAGTTAATCCCGGTGCAGCAGGTAAGTTTTACTGTTTAGCAGGTCATATGTCTAGCACATCTACAGCTTCTCACATTTCTAAAACAGAAGTCGTAAGAGATACAGAATCTTTCTCAGACATCATCAGAGGATTACATATCTTCGGAAGAAAAGTCTTGAGAAAAGAATCTTTAGCTCTTGGCGTTGTAAACTAAGGGGGTGAAGAATGGCTACTTATGATTTAACAACTGGTCAAGGCACAGGTCAAATAGGCACTGCCACTGGTTTATCTAAAATGGTAATGATCGAAAGAGTGTTTGACGCAAAGAAATTTGCTGATAACGGAAACACATTGGCAAACGCTGATGTTGTTCAACTTATAGATCTTCCTGCAGAATGTTATGTTCTACACGTAGGAGCAGAAGTTATTACAGCTTTTGATCCGGGCAGTTCATTAACTGTAGATATTGACGTTGCAGGTGGAGATGACTTTGTAGATGGTGGCGATGTTACCTCTGCAGGTTATCTAGCAAAAGGAACTAATGGTCACGTTGACTATACTGCTGTTACAACATTCAGTAACAGAGTAACAGCAACTGATACAATAGATCTTACATTTGCTCTATCAGGATCAGCACCTTCTGTCGGTAAACTCAGAGTGTACGCAATTCTTATCGATATCTCAGGTAAGATTGAAGAAGACTTATTAACAAGTTCTACTAACGTACAATAATTAATTATATATAGGAGCAGCTTTAGGGTTGCTCCTATACACAGGTTTAAAGAATATGTTTTATGGCAAGTACATACCTCACACTAGTAAACAATGTATTACGTGATCTCAATGAGGTTGAGCTTACCTCTAGCACCTTTACAAGCTCTCGTGGTATTCAAACATCTACCAAAGACTACGTTAACAGAGCAATCAGTGATTTAATAAATGCAGAACTAAACTGGTCTTTTACAAGAGCAGAAGGTTCTCTTAACATAATAGCAGGTAAACAACTTTACGATAAATCTGCTGTATCATCTTCACTAAAATATGTTGATTATGATACTATGTTTCTAGAACCAAGAGATTTTATTACAAATGGTGACTACGAGGTTAGTGGTTCAGCTTCTATAACAGGGTGGACAACTGTATCTGGTACACCTTCTGCTAGTTCTAAATTTGGAAACACGTTACTACTATCATCTGCAGTTGTTACACAATCTGTTGGTGATCTTGTTGTGGGTGAAGAATATAAAATTAGCACACAAATTACAGGTTCTACTGCCACTCTAAAAGTCGGCACTACATCAAACGGCACAGAAACAACTACAGCTACACTTACTGTAGACAACACAAACGAAACAGAATTTTTAGAAACTACCTTTACAGCAACAGCAACAACACACTTCATTACTCTTGCTGAAACAGATGGTAACAATGCACACATTAAACGCATATCTCTTGTTGAAAGCGATGTTATTCCAAAGAAATTAGAATACATTAGTTATGAAGAGTGGAACTCAAGATTTAGAGAACAAGATGCAGTAGCTGATAAAAACAAGTTTGACGTTCCTGAATTTGTCTTTACAACATATAATGAAGAGATTGGTGTTACACCTATACCAATAAAATCAAACTACGTATTAAAGTTTGACTATTACATTACACATACAAACTTATCTGCAGCAACAGATACTTCTATAATTCCTGCACGATTTGAAACAATAATAACATCTAAAGCAAAGTATTACGCATATACCTTACGAGGTGAAATCCCTAACGCCCAACTTGCTAAACAAGACTTTGATAATGGAGTCAAACGTATGCGAGTTGAATTAATAAATCGTAAGAACTACATGAGAGCAGTCTAATGCCTGAACTCTCACAAACACAACCATTTTCATTTCCATGTGAAGGTGGTCTTGTGTTAAACCAACCAACCTTTAATATGCAACCCGGACAAGCATTGGAGTTGCAGAACTTTGAACCTGATATTGATGGTGGTTACAGAAGAATAAATGGTTTTAGAAGACACATAAATCATATCGTACCACAGACAGCAGCATCAACAGAAAAAGTGTTAATGGTTGTGCAGTTTGCAAATAAAATAATTGCAGCACGAGGAACAAAAATATTTAGTTCTGCATCTACAGAGTTAACAAACGGTATTGCTTCAGGAACTGCTATGACAGGTTCAGGTACAATTACTGTTGACAGCACAGCAGGATTTAGTTCCAGTGGTACTTTACAAATTAATTCAGAGATATTTACCTATACAGGGGTTACATCTACTACCTTTACAGGTGTAACAAGAGCAACAAGTTCTACATCTGCAGCAACTCACGCTATCGATGATGCAGTATCAGAAAGTTGGACAGAAAAAGATACAGGTAGAACAAGTGCAGGTAAATACGGTTTTGAAAGATTTAACTTTGATGGTAATGACAAACTGATTGTTGTAGATGGTAACAACGATCCTACAGTGTTTAACACATCAATATCTGCCACAGATGTTACAGAAAGCACTGTTGAAGGTGCAAAACACGTAGCAGCATTTAAAGGACATATGTTCTATTCTGGTATGTCTAGTACACCACAGACTGTTGTTTTCAGTCAACCATTTGACGAAGATGCTTTTAGTTCTGGTAGTGGTGCAGGATCAGTCAAAGTTGATGATACAATAGTTGGACTAAAGGTTTTCCGTGAAAACTTATTTATATTTTGTGAGAACAGAATATTTAAATTAACTGGTAGTTCATCAAGTGACTTTGCAGTTGCTCCTGTTACAAGAGATATAGGATGTGTAAACGGCAACACTATACAGGAATTTGCAGGTGACTTAATATTCTTAGGACCTGATGGATTACGTACAGTTGCAGGTACAGCAAGAATTGGTGACGTTGAGATTGGTACAATTAGTCGTGCTGTACAACCAGAAATAGATAAAAACATAAAAGACTCTGAAATATTTGAGTCAATAGTAATACCAGACAAAACACAATACAGATTATTCTTTAGTAATTCAAATGATCTAGAAGTTGCAACAGAAGGTTTGATATGTGTGTTAAAAGGACAGAACTTTGAGTTTGGTAAGATAAAAGGAATAAAACCATCAGCCACAGACACATTTGTTTCAACAGGAGATGTAAGAGCGTTGCATGGTGGATTTGATGGTTATATTTATAGACAAGAAAAAGGTAATGACTTCGATGGTACTTCTATCAATGGTAAATATAGAAGTCCTGATCTAACCTTTGGTGATCCGGGAATACGTAAATATATGCAAAGAGTTATACTTAACTATGCACCTGAAGCATCAATAAGTGCAGATTTGTTTTTACGTTATGATTATGAAAGTGGTGATGCACCAAGACCTGCAGCATATCCTTTTGATTCAACAAAAGTTGCAGCTGTGTATGGTGTAGCTACATATGGCACAGGTACATATGGTGGATCAACACAGCCTTTGGTTAGACAACCAGTAGAAGGTTCAGGATTTGCAGTAGCATTAAGAGTTAACGATGATGGCACAACAGCACCATACTCATTAAAAGGATTTGGTGTAGAATATCAACTAGGAGCGAGAAGATAAATGGGAGCAACGTATACAAGACAGTCCACGTATACTGACGGTGACGTTATACAGGCAGCCGATACTAATGATGAGTTCAATCAACTATTAGCAGCCTTTGCGGCCAGTACAGGACATACACATGACGGAACAGCTGCTGAAGGTGGTCCTATTACAAAAATGCTAGGTACTTCACTAACTCTTGGTGATGGTACTGCAGGTACAGACATTACTGTAACATTTGATGGAGAAAGTAATGATGGTGTGCTTATTTGGAAAGAAGACGAAGACTATTTTCAGTTCTCTGATGACATTCTTATTAGTGGTACTGAAAAGCTATACTTTCAGGACACTGGTACACATATTTTTAGTAATGCTGATGGTGATTTGGATCTTGTTTCTGACGGAACTAATGTGGATGCCATCAAACTTGCCAGTGCAGGTGGAATTACACTTGATGCAGCAGGGGATATAGTTCTTGATGCAGACGGTGATGATATCACTCTTAAAAACGGTAGTGCTACTTTTGCTTCGTTTACGAACTCAAGTGGTGAACTTTTAATTAAGTCAGGTTCTACACCAACAACTGCAATGACATTTAGTGGTGCTAACGTAACCTTTGCAGGTACAGTAACAATCGGTAGTGCAGAAATATCTGAAGCAGAATTAGAGATACTTGATGGTGCTACAGTTACAACTGATGAGCTAAATATACTTGACGGTGTAACAGCTACAACTGCTGAACTTAACCTTATGGATGGAGGTACATCTGCAGGTACTACTGCTGTTGCAGGTGGTGATGGTCTTGTGACTAACGATGGTGGTACAATGCGACAAACCACTGTTGACACATTTGACACTTATTTAGCACAAACTACAAAAACATTAACAAACAAAACACTTACTACACCTGTTATTGCAGAGATTGATTCAGATTCTACAATAACATTAGATGCTACTACGGACATCATACTTGATGCAGATGGTGGTGACATATTCTTTAAAGATGGTGGCACAACATTTGGTAGTGCAACTAACACATCTGGTAATTT